TCTTAAACCAGCTCTTTCTATCATAAAGAAAACCGAGGTTGCTGTTTTGTTATAAAAGTCAAACCAATTTGGTATTTCATATTGCAATATACGATATACCGTATTATAATTATCTTCACATTTCTCAAACAACTTTGATATTGGAATAATAGCATTTATTTCTTTAAACTCATGAAAACGATTGTAATACCAATTACAAGTAGGATTTGATCTTGGAAGTTCAAGCCTATTATAATTTGTCATCGAATATAGTAAACTGATATCTGTAACTGACGGTAATACGAAGTGGTATAGCAGTTCTTTTTTATCTAATGCAAAAAGAGTGGTGTACTCCTTTAAGATGTCGTAGACACAATCTTTACTCAAGTTCAATCCTTCGTCATGAGATACTGGGATGATGTATCCCTCATGGTGATCTAGGGGTCTTAAATAAACTGCTACTGTAGTTGTGAGAAGTGGATGATAATTATCATTCGAAGAAATTATTTCTATGTATCCCCCTTTCCTACCTAAATTCTTTAGCAATTGTATTTGCTCTTGTGTTTCTATAATGTAAAATGCCATAACCTTTTTTTATAATATAGTAAACTTTATTTATATTTCCAAATAAAACCTCCTGAGGTTTTTAGATTCCCTCTGCAGCATGATGCAATATTTGCTCTAAATATATTTAATGCCTCACCTGCTTCTTTTGGAGAGGTCCATTCTCGGATTGGTAAATGATCTTTATTGCACTGCACTATGCGTTTCTGTCTTCCTGGTCTTTTCTTTACCTGCACTACCTCTTGTACGTCATCTGTTTTGTATTTCCAGATAAATTTATGAGCCGATATACGAGTTCCTTTACAGCATAAACATATACCGCTTCCATTTGATCCTAAGGACTCTCCTGCTTCTTTAATTGAATTCCATTCTCTGATAAGAAATCCTTGTTTGCTGTACTGTATAACTGGTTTGTTATACTTTTCCGACCTAGTTTTAAAATCTGTATTTAGTACTCTTTTGTCTACAGTGCTTTTAGACTGCTTTCCAGACCTATCCTCTGTCTTAGCTAGGATACAGTTTAACCCCTTCTCTCCAAGTACATCATACAAATCTTGCCAGTGTCTCTCTCGTGTGTTTAGTTCCTCTACCTTACATTTTTCTATGACTTCGAAGATATGCTCAGAGAAACTATATTTTACTAGTGATGCATAGAGTCTTACTTGCTGTTTACAGTTGTGCATAGCCCTATAGCTCCCCTCTCTTTTATTAATATCTACACTTTGCCCAATGTAAACTCTCCCTGTTGGACTTTCTATTTTATATATTCCTATCATAATAAAAAAAAGCTTAGGCTTTCGAGGTCGTAGTCTCTACTTGCCATAAGCTTTTATGTTAATTTTTTTATATGTAGCTACGACTCTACTTATATAAATAGCAACTTTTTATAGAAAAAGCCGCAATCCTAGTGCTCTTTACAGCTACTTACGTAGGTCAAAATTAGCCTTTCGATCATTTTCCAATTGAGTGTTTGGATCTAGTTCAGTAAATGTTTCAGATGTTAGTTGCGGTTTTTGAGTTGCTGCTGGATCTTCTACTAGGTATTTGTAATCTGTTATAAAAGTTGATATTCCTTTCATTTGAGATTCTAATGCCTGTATTGTTTTTTTATTTTTAGATTCTGCTCCTTCGTATGGATATTTTCCAAACATTTTGTTTTCAGCTGGTCCTTTTATTATCCAGTCTGCTTGTGCAAAATTTGTATTTACTAACTGCTTTTGAGCTTGTAGGTATGTTTGTTTATCTACTTCTGTTATTTTTTTATTATTTTTATCTTGAAGAAAATATCTTTGCAATACTCCACTATCTCTTTGCGACTGTGTTGGTTTTGCTAAAAAGAATCCTCCTAAAGAACCTGCTAACAGTGCAACTAGCATTGCTTTGGTATTTATGCTACTTACCACTTTTCTTAACTCTATTCCAGTAGCTAATGGAGAGTTTCCACTAAAGTACTTATTATCCGAGGTCTTTACATATATTCCCTTATATAGTTCTCCAGTATCTTTAATAGTAAATTCTCCTGCTTTTGCAGATTTTGGTTTTGAGTACTTAGTTTGTGGATAATATTCTTTTGCCATTTTCTATTGTCTATACATATTTTTGTACTGCTGCTGTGTATACTTTGTAAATATCTGCTGGTGATAGTCCTCCTGATTGCTTACTATATTTTGATTGTCCGCTTCTATTGACTAAACTAGCCCATACTGCGTAGTTATTATCTAAGAAGGTAAGAAATCCTGCATTCTTATTTACATCTATACTATTACTACTTATCTGTGCTTTAGCTACTTCATAGCTGCTTTTAGCAGCTTGCTTTGCTTGTACAAGTTTCCATCCTATTAAATCTTGATTTGCTTTATTAAATACAAGATCTCCTCTTCCTTTCCAGGTATTTTTTAAAAACTGGTATCTTCCTGCAGCAGTGCTTGATGTCCCTATAGATGGGATATTTACTGCTACTTTTGGATGCCCCTTTGTGTAGGTATCTGTCCAGTTTGCTATTTTTCCAAATCCAACAAGAAGATCGTATCCATTATTTGAAGTTGATGCAGCTGTTCCTTCAGTGTATGCTATTGTATCTAGTATTGGTTTTGCCTCTGGTGGTACGTTGTTGCCTACTTTTCCAAACGATGCGATTTTTTTTGCAGAGGTTGCATGTGGGGTACGTCTCTGTGCGTTCAATTGTGCGTTTGCTGCTTCTCTTGCGGTTACACCAGGTTGTCCTGCTGCTTGCACTTCTGCATCAGAAGGCTTATCTATTGAGTAAAATTGTGTTGTAACAGAAGTTTCCCATCTATTCTTAGAATCTATACCATGCTCAATTCCTGTTATTATGTATCCAAACCTATCTTGGTACTTACTTGGAAGTATTCCTGCTCCTACTTTAAATGCTTGTCCTATTATGAATCCACCTATTCCATCTGTCTTAAACGAGAGTTCTACTGGAACGAGTCCTGGTATTGCTGACTTGGTTTGTATTCTATATTTTGTTACTACGTTTGCAGCAGTCCATTCAGCATGCATAGTTTTTGCAGCTTCCATTTCCTCTTTTTCGTATCCTTGGTTACTGTTAAAGTTATCAAAAAATGTCTTTACATCTTCTATCCACTTAGTAGTTCGTTCTTCTAGCTCTTTTTTTGCTTCTGCAACTCCTGCTGTGTCAACCTTGTCTACTGTAGTCTTTACTACCTTTATTCTATCTATTGTTCCAGCATTCCACTTTAGTATATTCTCTACGTACTCATTGGTACCAGAAGCACTTCCTTGTGCTGCAATAGCTATTTGATATCCTATTTCGTTTGAAATTTTACTACTAATGCCCACATCTGTAAAAACACTATCTATTCCTGCTAGAGTAAATACTGGTAGGTCTGGGGATACTTCGGGTGTGTTATTTCTGTCCACCACGTACCACGTTCCTCCTTCATCCTCATCATCATATGCTAATCCTAAATCATTAATTCCTCCAAGAGCTGTATTAACTCCTTCAAGAATATTTTCGGTAATATCATGCATACTTTTATTTAGCTTTCCACTTTCATCTAAAGCACTGTCTAGTGTTTTTTTTAAGTATGGAAGCGATATGTAGATATTAAGGACGTCGTTCAACTCTCCTACAGGTGCAGTTCCTGTTTGTGGAGCATTTACTTGTATTTTTGTTTCGTCTGCAAAATTGGCTGGAAATGTTAATACGCAGACTGTTGGGTCTATTGAAAAGTGTTCAGGACTTGTAAGAAACTTGCTTGATTTTGTGTAGTCTGTATTAAACCTAGTAAGTGTTCTATCTGAACTTCCTTTTATCTTGGTTGTGTCTACTGGAGAGATTGATGTATTAAATATATCGAAAAGCAGTCTTAGTGAAATCCAATGCATTGGTGTTGCTGGATCAACCCACCACCACCTTTCATCGAGTGTTATATTTTGAAAGTATGCTATGTGGTCACTGAGTAGGCTGTCTCCAACGGTGCCTAACACTTGTTGTATTGCTGCAGTATCAATATTAGGTTCTTGACTAAGAGTGGACATCTTGCTTATAAAAAAATGATACACACTCTTACGCTGCTCTTTTCCTGCATCACTAGTTGGAGCTTCAAATACTGCTCCTCTTTGTGCAGGATCAAATCTTAATTGTAATGACTCTAGTATTTCTCCTGTGGATATTATAGAAACACTGCAGTCATATCCTCCATCAGGTGTATAGCTCCATGAAAAGTTTTTAACATAACCAATCATTGCCTCATAGTTATTATCTGTAGCTTTTCTTATTGTAGCAATGTCGTTTGTTAATTGTGACATCCTTACTCCATTTGCAAAGTAGTGGTTGCCTATTGTTTCAATATCTTTACGAAGAGTTCCACTATTATCGATGTACATAGAATGTCCCCATTCTAGAAGAACTATATATCCTGGTCGAAGGTATAGTTCCTCCATTAACTCAAAATCCTGTAAAGTCCAGCACATGAAGTTTACTTCTGCTTCTCGTAGTGTACCGTATGTATTTTTTGACTTTACATTCATAGAGGTAATACCAGGCATTGGTCTTATCCCCGTATTATCTGCTCTGTTATTATATGCTGCGTTTTGGTTATAAGCTCCTGTAGTATCGATTCCTTGTCTTAGTCCTCTATCCGGAGCTAGTAATCCTCCTAGAAGTATATTAGTTCCTGCTTTTGTATTGAATCCTAAAATTTTAGTAGGATCCATTCCTCCTCTTAGTTGAAGGACCTGTCCTGGAGATAGTGTGTTTACTGAGGAGGATAATTTTATCCAACCGGTTTTTGAATTTAAGTATATTAAATCCTCAGGTGTCTTATTAATCTTTTTTTGAATAACCCTTTGTCTAGCTGTAATTTGATTAGCCACTGAAGGTGTAACTGGTGATCCTATTCCTCCTGCCATTACCTTGTTTTATTAACTTGTCTAAATAGTTCTAAAGCTCCTTGTATGTTTGTTGGTATTCTTAATTGTACTCCTGGTTCTACCATTAATGATGCTCTTTCAGAGTTATTTGCCATTGCAATGATCCACCACAAAGAATAGTCGCTATAAAACTGTTGTGCTAGAGTGTCATATCTATCACCTCCTGTAGAGATCACATAGTAGTCCTGGTCAGACAAAGGGATGTCTGGGTATATGGTATTATTTACATATTCTACTCCGTCTGAGGTTTTGGAATGCTGTATGTCTCTGTATCTATTTGCCATGTACTTTATCGTTTATCTCCTTCTGTAAAGAATCTTATACTTTCTTGTGGACTTGTTATGTAATTATAAAGTCCTGTCTGAGGTGCAAAATTGTGGATCGGTTTAAATGATATGCTACATTGTATTACCATAGGCAATACCTGCACATCTGCTTCTACCCCCTCCGGTTGCCCCATTGCTATCTCCCAAGGTGTTCCATCTACCAAACTGTACTTAACTGATGTTATTACTCCTGGCATTTGATCAAGATACGACCCAACTGTCATTTTTACAAGCGTCCCCCTCATTAGCCCTGATGTACCGTAGGTAGGTGCTGTTGTAGATGCTAGGTATACCATTTTTTTGTATAATGGCTTTAGTTCTGATCTTGTGGCTGGTGCTATCTTAAATGATAGTGTTATATCTCTGTCAAATCCTCCGTAGGTATAAAAGTTCTCTGCTCTACCTACATATTTACGAGCTTCCCAACTTGCATTATATCCATCATCAAAAGAGTCGATATATGCTCTAAAGTACAAAAACCTACTATCTGCTGGCTCGGGTGTTATTACCTCAAAGTATAATTTAGCAAGATCTCTTCCTGCGGCTGCTCCTGGCACTCTATCGTCTGATATGTCTTGGCTGTTTAGTGTATCAATCTCCGTACCATTCCCTAGCTTCCAATAAGTGTTGCTTGACTTATTAGCATCTTTTCTAGCTCCTTGATCTCCTAAATTTACTCTTGATTCTCTTACCACGTTTTTAGAAGTATCCCCTATTTTTCTATTTTGTGATTCAGAAATATAAGAAGACCCTGATGAGTATATTGTTGTTGCTTTGTCAAAATTTGGATCTTGTTGTGTTGAACCTGATGTGCTGTTTGCTATACTCTGTATGTATCCGTACTCATCTGTATTAGTGCCTACTGCAAGGGTATTAGATCCTGATGTTACTATTGCACTTATATTTGAAACTGTATCTGTTCCTGTAAACGGACTCCCTGATGTGTATGTTTTTCCTATATTTTCAAGAGAGTTTGGAAGACCACTTCCTGTTACATTGATATTAGATATTCCCAATGATCCTAAGGAAACTGTTGTATTTCTTACCTGTCTTGTAACATCAGATGTTGATGGTTGTGTTTGTATCGGTTGTCCTGCTGTTGCATTGTATGCAGCTAGTCTGTTTGCATCGTATTCTGGTAGTGGTATGTTGTTTATTATGTTGGTATTTACTGTTCCATAATCTTCTGTAAATACTTTTGCATCATATGAAAGGGTTGAGGGTTTACCTGTTGTAGGGTTCTTAATGTCTCCGTTATTAACAGTACTTCCTTCTTTATAGAACTGTGTCTGTACATTAGTTGGAACTATTTCTCCTCTTAAAGCATACTGCGCTCCTTCTACTCCTCCTGCTCCAAAGAAAGAAGCAAATGCACCTGGTATTTTTTCATTTGCACCCGGTCTTAGGTACGTATCAGTTCTAAATCCTTTTAAGAAATGTGTTCCTGTGCCATTAACTGCAACTTGTGCTAAAGTTGATCCTACAATCTTAACTGTATTTACAAACGTACCTCCTACTTGAGATAATATTGCTCCTACAATGGATTTTCCACCCTTTCTTGCTTTATTTATTTTATCCTCTGCATTTACCTGTTGAAGTAGTGCTTCATTTGCTAAATATTTTAAACCAGGCTTGCTTGCAAGCATTTGGGCAATACGTGATGTGTCATCTATTCGCTTAGCTACTTGCATACCTATTTGATTACTTAAAGGAGGTTTATTTATGTCCTTAGTAATGTATGGTTTTTCGCTTCCATAACGAAGACTCTTAAGGTCTGTTTGGAGATTAATTAATCCGTTTGCCATTTAATGGGGTATTATTTTGGTGGATTGCTTAAGTACTTGTTTGGAGTTACTCCGTCTAAGTCTAATTTAGATGGACTTTGCTCAATATCTGGCTTATCATTTATAGATGATTGAAAATGTAAAGTTGATGTATTTTTAGAACTTGGTATGTTGTTTGGTGTTGATCCTTTTAGTCCTAGATCTGATTTTGGTAATGAATCTAATAATCCCATATTGTTTATTTTTTTAGTTTATTATAAATAGTTTGTTTATGCTGATTTGTAGCTTCCTAATACTTGAGCCTTTCCTACTTTGTTTGAATCCATGTAAACGTTTCCTGTTTTGTTTAGTAGAGCAGTAAGAAGTGATTTATTTTCTTCTCTCATCTGCTTCATTTCGCTATATGTATCGTTACCTGCAGCTGCAGTAGAAATGGATTGTCCTGATTTTTTTCCCATTAGATCTGTACCTGCTACAATTTGATCATTTGGATGTAGTTGTACTGATCCAAATTCTCCAGAAACTACTGGTCCTTTTTTGGGATCAATAACACCATCTTTCATCATCATGTAGGTTCCTGCTGCTGCTAGCACTGCTGCTATTCCTGCAATAATTGCCACTGTTCCAACTCCAACAGTCATAGCTTCTGCTGCCACTACAGCTGCGCCAGCTGTTAATGCTGTTTCAGTTGCTAACGCTCCTTGTGCTGTAATCAATGCAGGCATTGCTGCTAATTGTCCTGCTGTTGCTGCCGCTGCTGCACCTTTAGATAAAGCTACTGCTGCGTTTGCTCCTACATCTGCAATACTAAATCCACTCTTTACTAGCATATATGCTTCTTCTGCAAGATTATAGGCACCTATGATTATTTTTTTTGCAATACTCTTATCATCTAATGTATTTGCAAATGTTTTTATTCCTGCGATACCTTCTTCTTTTATTAATTGATATAAGAGTGCTGTATTATATAGTACTCTTGAAGCTAAGCTTTGTTTATCCATTAATCCCTGTGTTCCTTTTTCTCGAGTAATAAAAGCTTCTTGTCCCATCTGTAAAGCTTTAAGAGCGTAGTTCGCTCTACCTATAGCTAGAGATGCAACCATTACTGCTTGTATACCTTTATATATTCCAAATACAGTTAGCAAAGGTGCTACAATTCCACTAACTCCTGATGCTATGTGTCCAATTACACTTGCAATAGGAAGTATTACGCTTGCTAATGCTTCTGCAATAGGTATGATTGCTTGTAGTATGGGACTAAATGCTTGAGCCAACTTGTCTAATGATGTTTTAAGCCTATCTTGAATACTTACTTGCTGCAACTGCTCTAGTGTCATATCTCCTGCAGCTTCCACTGCCTCCTTACTAAGCCCTGCTTTTAGCGCTTCTAGTTGGACTGATTTTGCTAGTTCGTCTCTAGACATTCCTAATGCTTTTGCAAGACTATCTTGCTGTAGGCGATTCATTTTACTAAACTCTGCAGCTGATGCTCCGTTAGCTGATAGCTCTTTTGCCACTCCTGCAAGGTCGTTGGACAATGCATACTCTCTAGCCTTTTCTAGATTTAACTGCTTGCCTGTTAATAATTCTGCTTCTAGCTCATTTGATATAGAAGATTGAAAATCTGTTAGTGATGCTGCTATGTCATCAACTCTTTGTAAATTAAGTCCCAAAGCAAGTGCTGCAGTTGCAGCTGCTGATATTTTATCTGGATTACCCGCTAGTGAGAGTGATATGCTATCTGAGGTGCCTAGTACTTCTTGCAATACTGCTCCATGTGCTACAACAGATCTATTTATAGTATTATACTTATTAGTAGCTCCTACTATTCCTTTTTCATAATCTTGTATACCTTTTCCTGCAATTTTGCTTCTTACTCCTAAGTTTCCTGCTTGTTTATCGCTTAGTCCTAGTAAATTTTTTGCTTCTGCCAGTCTACCTAAATCTTGTTCAGAAAATATAGTTGCAGAATCTAGACCTATCTCTTTTGTGGTCTCTGCCATTACCTTTAACACATCTACCGATGATGCTAGGCTGCTGTTCATTGCTGCCGTATTTACACCATTCTTTCCTGTAAGTCTTCCGTACTCAACTGCTGCTACATTTACGTCTAGGAAAGCAGTGTAGATTTTACCCATTATAAATAAAGGGTCGATCATTCCTTTTGCTAGAACACCTATGGTTTGTCCTATTGCTTTTCCTGCAAATTGAAATCTTTGGCCAAAACCTAATGCTTTATGGTTATTTAGCTCAATCTCCTTTCGCATCTCTTCTCGCAACTTTAGATTGATCTCTTCTACTTGGTCTTGTACGTGTGACATTCCAAATTTAGAGGCAATGCTTGAAGCTGCTGATAGTGCTGCACCTGTAAGTCCGAATGTTTTTGTAGTTTCTTTTTCTAGGTTATACCTTTTTTCTGCAGCAGCTTGAATAGCTCTATACGCCTTATCTTGTAGCACGTACCCATTTAGTATATTTAGCTCATCTGCTTTCTTCTGTGCAAGTACTTTAAGAGCCACACTGTCCTGCCTACTTCGCATTTGCGCAATATGCATAGCATCTTGCTCAACCTTTATTATTTTATTTTGTATACTAAGTTTGCCTGCTATGTTTAGTGCTTCAGTTTGAAAGTTTTTTAATTTAGTAGATGCCTCTCTAGCTAAATCTTTTAGCCTTTTTTCACCAATTGCATTAAGCTCTCTTTCCTCATCTACTAGCTGTTGGCCTATTGATACTAGCCCTGACATTGCTTTCTTTGCTCTTACTATAGGACCTTCTTGTTTTTTTAATTCATCTACAATAGCCTTTGCTAAATCTAAACTATCGCTTAAACTTTGGTTAAAGCCGTTAGCTGCTCGGTTTAGTGCAGTATATGACCCTTGCATTTGGATTAGCAAATTAGCTATCTTGTTTACACTAGTACCTGCTGCTTGCAGTTGTGCGTCCCATGCTGTGGTGTCTGCACCTAACGCACTTAACTGTTTCTTTAGATCGTCGAACTGTTGCTTTTGTTGCGGAGTCATTTATATAGGTAGTTTATTATAAATAGTTAAAGCTTCTATTATCTAGAAGCTTTTGTGCTATAGTCTGGTGCTTTTATTTTTCCGTTCTGTAAAAGGGACTGCTGTCCACTTTGCTCTTCATTCTGTTTATTTTCTTTTGCATACCAATCTAAAATAGTTCTGAAGGTATATCTTCTTAACCAAATTGGAAAGTCATATACTGTTTCAAACGAGTATCCTCCCTTTCCATGAAAAATAATTTCATGTATTTCGCCAAAAAGCCTAGCTCTATACTCCGGCGTCAGGCCAAAGAAACGTAACCCCAATAGGAATTTCTACCCCTCCTTCTGGTCCGTCTTCTGGAAAGAACTTTAAGTCGATATCTGGTTGTGTGTTTTTAATATGCTCTCTAAATGCTCTTGAGTCTCTTGCAAGTAAAAAGTTATCAACAAAATCTCTAATAGTTTTAGTTTCTGAATTTCCTTCTACTGAAGTTATAATTCTTTTTAATCTTGTTGAAAGATCTGCTGAAGAGTCCTTGTTGAATTTTTTCAATCCTTTTACTTCTTGTTCAATTGCTATTTCATCTGCATGTGTAGCTAATTTATAAGTAATATTTGTACCTGTAGAAGGCGTTGTGAATGTAAATTCATTCTTTCCTGCTTCTAGTGATTTGTAATCAATATCTTTAAAAGTTAGTTCTGCTAAATCAACTATGTGCTTAGTTCCTCTATAATCGAACTCGTAATCCTTTCCATATCCTAATACTCGAGAAGCAATTAAGATTGCATTTTTATCTCCTACTAAAAGATCCCCATAATTGATTGGAGTTACAATAAGAGACTGTAGTAGTTTGTCAATAACTACTCCTTGTTGAATATAATTCTGATTGGTTAGAATATCTTCTTCACGAGCTGTCATATACTTCATTTCAATTGTACCTGCTGCTAGTGCTGAATCTTTTGGATAGAGTAATCCTTTTGATGGTAATTCTACCATTTCGGTAGGAAATTTTTGCTTTTGTTCCATAAATTTTATTTGTTAGTAACTTTTTCTATATATAAATATACATATAAAACTTTTTTAAAACAACAAAGCCTGGACTTGCCAGGCTTGTTTGTTTTTATTTTAAGGGTGTCTAATAGTTGAGTATGCACATATCCATTGCAATTGAAATTCCTATCTCTACTGCACTATCACTATTTGTCCAGTCAAATTGTCCAAAATCTCCTTTTGTTAAGAAAGCTCCTTTGATAATCCATTCCCCTACGATATCTCCTACAGGACCTAGAATATTTAAAGTTAAATCTTTTTTATAGAAATCTGAATAACCAGCTCTACCTGTTACTGATTCGTATCCTAAACGAGCCCATTCCATTACTGCTTGAGCACCTGAAGGTGTGATTGGTGAGTATAGAGTCATATCCATATCTTGCCATTCTCTTTTTCCTCTTATTTTTCTGTAAGAGTTGATGTGGTCAAGTTTAATAATTCCATCTTGGAATGTAGGTGCCTTCACGTTTTTAATCATGAATGCTGGGATGTTGTCTATGTACATTACGAACCTGTGTTGAACCATTGGCTCAAATGCGCGGAACATTATTTCATTGGGATCCAGAATTGCCATATATTTTTTTTTAAATTATCTTGTTTTTATTATAAATAGTATCTACTACTAAATTATGCGAATGTAGCTCCAGTTGGTTCGATTGTGAAATCTAGTACAACAAACTCAACTGTTTTGGCTGGTTGAATAAATATTTGACCTATCAATTGGTTTCTATCTACAACATCTGCTGTGTTGTTTGTATCATCCATTACAACTCTATAAGCATAAAGCCCTTGACGTTGTACTACTGATTCTAAGTATGGATTTACCGTTGCTAAGAACTTGTTTCTAGTTGAAATAGTATTCTGCTCAAATACCAAGTTACGAGCTTGATCACCAATAAATTTCTTAAGTTCAATTAACAATCTTCTTACATTTACTCTATCTAATGCTGATGCTTTAGTTTGTAGAGTTTTTTGTCCGAATACTGATATACCTGATCCTGGGAATGTAGCAATTGGATTAACTTTAGCTGAATAAAGAGTATCTCTATCTCCTTTAGTTAATTTTCTTTCTGCTTGAATTACTCCTCCGATTCCTCCTCTTACTAATCCTGCTGGTGCAAACCATGGTGCTGAAGAAGCATCTGTAAATGCGTATACTCCTGGTATAATTGTTCCTGCTGGAACCCATTCGTTTCTTCCTGTAGCTGATTTGATTTGTAACCAAGGCCAGTAAGTTGCTGCGTAAGAGCTGTTTAATGAAGCTGCTTGTGTTGTTACTGCTGACACTAAGGATGCTGTTGGAACTAAATCTACTACTGCGATACAATCTCCTCTATCTTCTGCTAAGGAGATAACTGAGTCTATTACTGAAGTAAAGTCTCCTTTGTAAAGAAGTCCTGGTGTTGATATGATGTTAAATTGGTATTCGTCTTTGTTTGATAAAATTGATAGTGCTTTTGCATAATCTGTTATACCTAATCCTTGTGAATCTGATCCTCCAATTATTGATGAAAAGAATGTTGCTGTCGAGGCCACTGCTCCAGTAGCTCCATGGAATGAACCTGATGCTGGTTTTGGAAGTGAGCCTGAGTAGGATGTTCCTGTTGCATCTGTATTTACTGTTACTCCATTATTTCCTAGATATTGGTTTGTTGGTAAGTTAACTGACGCTACTCTAAGGTAGTTAGATCCGTTTGGATATTCTCCTACTGGGTAGTTGTAATATACTCCATTATCTGAACCTACTGTAATTTCTTGGTTACCAATTACTTTCTCAATATAGTTGTCTGAGGTTGGATCAAGGTTTACATTAAATGTTTCTAGGATAGCCTTATTGTTTGTACTATCATTTCCTTGTCTAATAGTTACTGAGAATGTTCCTAGTGCATTATTTACATTTCCAATTTCCCATCTTAGGTTATCAGCTGATCCAGATTTTAATGATCCGTCTGAGTTTTGTACTCCTGGATCATTTACTCCAGTTGATATGTTGTAGATAGTACCCTTTCCTAATGTCTTTAAGGTAAATGGTTGATCACTTCCATGTACTGATGCTGAAATAAGAGTGCTAGTTGCTGCTGTGTACGTATCCTTCACTACTCTAGTTACTAAAGCTGTCTGTCCACCATTTTGAAAATAGTTTTTAACTGCTACTGAAGTAAGGAATTCGTAGTTCCTATTAGAAGCCGATACATAAAGTTCTCCAAACTTTCTTACGTAATCACTATAGGATGTAACGATAAGGGGCTGATTTTCAGGTCCCTTTACTGTTGGTCCAACAAATGCTGCTCCTGCCTGGATTGGTGCTGGTGTGATGTAAGAGATGTCGTTTTCTCTTGTATATACTCCTGGACTGATGATGCTTTCCGCCATTATGTTCTATGTTTTATTATTATTACTATTGTTATTGTTTTGTTTACAGTTCTCTCCATGAAATCTTACAAAAGCACTTGCTCCTTGGATATCTCTGTTGCAATATGAACAGGTCTGTATTTTATAGCTTGGATTATTACTTCTAAAAAGTTCTGTAGAATTTAACTTAGCCTCGTCTGTCCTTCTTTCGAGACTTTCTAATACCTTTGCTCTATGGAACTCTTTGTGTCCTTCTCTTTTTCTACTAATATTTCCACTTTCTGTTCTCCTACTCTTTTCCTCTTCTGATTGAACTCTCCCTCGATTAGCACTCCCTATCTTATCCCGTGTCTCCTGGTTTGGCGACAAAGTTCCGTTCCTCTTCTTTGTCTCTAAACCTTTAGCAATAACTTCAGGCTTTGACCTTGGATTATCACTTCCCCACTTTACTGGTGGTCTAGTTGCATTTTTGTTTTGCATAAGATATCCAGCCTGATTATAGTACCTGTCTAGTAAAATTTGCTCCTCTATATATGCTTCTTCTCTCGTAGGATGCTCTGATAGGACCCTTGCTTCAAAAGTTCTATACTTATTAAAAGTATTTTGCATAAAACTACTACAATGAGCACCCTCTTGCAAGGACTTTTTATGCTGTTTCATTCTAGTTTGAAACTGGTAGGTAGATCCTATCTGCTTTCTACTCCCTATTGTAATTTCATATACCACTGATTTCTCCAATCTGCTTTAATTTATTATAAATATACTACGGTTTTGGGAAACCGTCCTATAGTGTTAAGTTCTATATTCTGTTATAAATAGCGACTAACTATCAAAACCACTCTGTAGTTTACTGTTCAGCAGCAGTAAATTCTCCTGTCTCAATATCAACTGATCCTTTTCCGTAAACACTTTCTATCTCTTGTGCTACTTGTTGTTGCTCCTCTAGAAGATCTTCAAGATACTGCTGTGCAGTTTGTTCTCTCTTTTGTAGTTGTAGTTTTAAAATTTGAATTTGTCCTAGTTCTTGTACAACTGATTGATTCTTTTGTTGAATAAGTGTAATTTGTTGTAACTGTTCTTGTGATAACTTTTTTGTTTCCATTTTTATTTTTAATAATTTATAAAGATCCTGTTGTTTCTAATCCAAAAGTAACAGAAGCTTTAGAAAAGAATTTATTTGGATTAGCTACTGATGTATTTATTGCATCTGAAACTATGTATCCTGCTATTTTTATTTGAAAAGAAGTTTTTACTGTACGATCTCCTCCATCTACTAGCTCAGTTGTCGTTGTATAGTTATCAATTGCTGCTCTAAATTTGAATCTTTCAGGATCTCCCCAATAAGAATCTGATGCAAAATTAACAGATTCTACTATTTTATTCATTTGCTCTACGTATTCTGTAAAGATTACGCAGGTATATACTACATTTACGTAGTCTGGCATGATAACTCCGTAGTATTCTTTGACTGGAATCCTGTTATTTACAATAGAAAAGTGGTCGTAAACATTCTTTTTTGAATATTTTTTTTCAAAAACACCAAAGTGGACTGGGTTATTTGCGTCCATTTTGTTGCCTAAAGACCTGTTTTTCTCTATAGAATCACGCTTTACCATGATAAGAGGGGTCTGAATTTTACCATTATTGTCCCTGTAAAACCCGTCTTTTTGCATTGCTGCCCACCTTTCAGGTGATCCGTATAGTACTGGTACGTTTATTTTTGTACTATTTTGAATTACTGATGGTCTTATCACGTTATTAAAGTAAAAGAAGATTGATTCATCTACATCTTTTAATCCTACTGAGAATTGTTTTACGTCATCTCCTTTTAAGCTTTTTTGATTTTCTCTTCTTTTGTTTGAAGGCACAGGAGCTTTGCCCTGATTCAAATAAGGTTCAATGGTCTCTTGAGAAAGCTCTACTTGAGATTTTGGTATAGGTTTTCTTGTTAGTGCCATTATATCCTTTGTTTAATTATTCCTACTTTGTCTGCTCTTGTTAAGTGGCAGATACAAATAATTGAAAGTGTTCCTCCAAAGTCCGGTCCGTAGTTCGTCAATGCATAGTTCTCGTCTTTTCCTACGAATAACTGGTTCTCCGTGGTGTTATCTACTTCATAGAAGTCTTCGTTCCACTGCACTATATCCCCTACCTCAGGGAAGGTATTTGCATCCTTTAAGTCCTGTCTTAGGAATTTAAAACTTACAGCTCTTGTGGAGTCTGGTCCGAAGTCGTCAACTGTTGTTTGTTGATCTCCTCTATCAATAAGGCAGTTAAATTTTACTGCTGACCAGTATACCTTTTCTTGAGCCTCTCCGTATATGTTTGTTTGAGTTTGTTCCAAAGACATTTTGTAGAAAAGAATTTCTTGCTCTATTACGTCTGATAGTAATTCTCTATTTATTCCTACAAATAGTTTAAAATCGTTTTGGCTTCCAAATATCATTATTCTATTTTTTCAATTGATTTTATTGAAATCTCTACCTTTTTAATATTTGGTACTAATTTAAAAGTGTCTTTTTTTAGTTTTTCAAATACAACTGGTCCTGGTTTTGCTGTAAGTATTTTTACTTTTAGTATTACTATGTTTGTAGTTTCATTTGAATCTACTGCTGATACTCTTGTTACTCCAGGCATTGCTCTAACAAAGTCAGCTACCTCAGATGCTGTTATTTCATCTGTGTGACCTACTCGAACCAATCCTTGGTACATTGTAAATGTTACTTCACTTATTATGTTTTTTATCTTCATTATCCTACATATATTACCATTGGAACTTGTTTTAAAGTATCTTGTAAAAAGTTTGCTTCTTGAGACTTTCTTTCTAATTGTGATACTCTTGATGTCTTTTCTAACATATCCCTTAAGTTAGTAATTAATGCTTCTTTTTCCGACCGTGCATCTGCTAATAGGTCTTGTTGGTTTAAAGTAGCTTCTGCACCAGGAACTGGTACCGTTGTGTACTTTCCTCTAACATAGGCTAATGACTCTTTTGCAAGGGCTAAAGCATATTTATAAATCCACTGTCTTCCCATTGAATTAACCGTACTGTATGTTGGATTTTCATAAGGTACATTAGATACGTTTGTAATAGATCCTCCTCCTACTCCTCCTGGTGTTGAGGCTGAGTCATCTAGTAGTTGCTTGTCTGAGAGTTTGTAGTACTCGAACCAAATTAATCCAGCTGATTTTGGAGTTGGAAAAAGTCTTAGTCTATTATTGTGTATCTCAAAAGAGTATGCTGATTTTCTTACCTGATCATTAAATTCAATTGCTTGTACTTTTAATAAGTCATAAGAGATTGGCATGAGTAAAAAGTTTACCCCTGGTGAGTAGGATCCAAAATCAAATGCATCCATAAGAGATTGTATACCTGTTCCAGTTCCTGCATAAGGGTCAAAGTATCTCATAATAGCAGGTGGTGCTTCATAGTACACTTTTCGTATTTCTATACCTCCTTCTATTCCCTCATCTATTGCCCATTGCTTTAAATCATATTCTTGTATGCTTGAAGAAACGTTTATGTATCCTTTATTTAAAGTAATATTGCCTCCTACTCCGGCTTCTGTTCCGTATGCTGAGGTTATTCTAATTACGTTTTGAAGACTTGGAGTTATTACTGCTTCATTTAAAGGATTACTTATATCTCCTCCTTCTAGTGATATGTAGTTTTGAACTGCAAGAGCTTGGTATACTTCATTACCGTAAGTAGTAAGTGCTTCTTCAAAGCAAGCATATAAGGATCCTGATGTTAATTCAACATCCATTAAAGGATATCCTAAACGAATTGCACAGAATTTTGCTACTTTATCGGCTTCTGATTTAAAAGATGGATCACTATCGTAGAATCCAAATGGAGTTTGGCCTGCTTTAAAAGTAGAACTGCCATTCCATATTTGTATATTGGCCATAGTACTTGTTTATTTTTATTATAAATATCAAGGTATTTCAATAGCAATATTTATAACTTTTTTATAACACATTATTATATATCATTGTTAATTGCTTTGTATACATGATTTTTCTGAAATTTATGTAAAATCCAAACTAATACTTTACCAGTTTTTGTAAGGGTGTTTGTTAGTTCA